CCGTCCACCTAGGCGACTTCGTGGACATGACCCCCTTCATGTCGTCGGCACGGGGCAAGGGCGACGCCGTCGAACCCGATATCGGCGGGGGGCTGAAATTTCTAGACCAGCTCCGCCCGAACGTCGTTCTGGCCGGCAACCATGAGGTACGCCTGTGGCGCGAAGCCGCCTCGGACGACGAAGTCTATTCTGGCTACGCCCTTCGCCTAATCAACGATATCACCGAGCATTGCCGGAAGCGGAAAGCCCTCTTCATCGAGTACACGGGCATCTGGCAGGCGTTCCAGTTGGCCAACTACAAGTTCACCCACGGCACCGTCTACGGGGAGAACGCCCCCCGGGACATGGCCGAGATGTACGGCAACGTGATCTTCGCCCATACCCATAAGGTCGGTCGCATGACCGGGCGACGGGACGATACTCCGACGGGCATCAGCGTCGGCACCCTTACCCGCAGGGGGGCTATGGATTATGCCAATACGCGCAGGGCCACGTTCGCCTGGTCGCAAGGCATGGTCTTCGGCTACTATACCGACGAGAAACTCATACCGTGGGTGCATGAGCAGCCGCACGGCCAAGACGAATGGATTTTACCCGTATGAAGACCGACGAAGTCCTGAAGAAACTCTGGAAAATAAGGTCTAAGGGAGCCGACGAGATTCCCAAAGGCTTCAAGGACTTGGATCAGTTGACCAAGGAATGGAAGGTTCACCGCACGACGGCGCGGGAATGGGTGCTGGAACTGGTCAAGGCCGGCGAGATGAAGCAGCTCAAGTTACGCTTCTTCGACGGTAAGCGTATCCAGATGAAATACTTTTACGGTTGACGCCGTAGGGGGTACGGGGGGATAACGGAAAAGCCACCTATGAAAACTCCCATCCAACTGGAGCCGCACTCGGCTTTCGAGAAGGCCATCGTCAAGACGGACGACAATGGCTTCATCACCTACAATTATTTCAAGCTCATCGACGTCTGCATGGAACTGCATGGGTGGGACGGAAATACCGCCCAGGACTGGGTTGACTACAACATTGTCGGCCTTGCCGTGAACGGTTTCAAAATCTCCTACGCATCGCCACGCTGATGACAGCTAATGATCGCATCTGCGTCAAAAGGGTAGAGCCAGAAGATGTCCACCCTTGGTTGTTGAACAGGCATTATGCCAGAAGGCTTTGCCCTATTTCCCATGCTTATGCGGCATTTGAGGGAGAAACGATGATCGGTGTTGTGACTTATGGAACGCCGTTGTCTTCGACCTTAAAGGACGGCATATGCGGAGAGGAGTGGTCCGGACACGTCCTAGAACTTAACAGACTATGTTGCGAAAGTAGGAAGAACCTTGCTTCCATGATCGTGGGAAGGTCATTGGCGATGCTCCCGCGCCCTTCTATTGTGGTTTCATATGCCGACACGGGACAGGGTCATGTCGGATTCGTCTACCAAGCTACGAACTTTTTATATACTGGGCTTTCTGCCGCCTTTAAAGACCCGATGGTCAAGGGCATGGAGCATAAGCATCATACGACGATTGGAGACGAGGGCAGAGGCCATGAGTCTCGTGTTGAGTTCCTTCGCGAAAAATACGGTGCTGATAACGTATATTACATCGAAAGGGACAGGAAGCACAGATATGTCTATTTTTGTGCCAGCAAGACCGACTCAAAGAAATTGCTCAAGGCGTTGAAATATAAGGTTGAGTCGTATCCGAAAGGTGAGACAAAGAGGTACGACGCCTCTACCCAGATTACTGGGCAAACCTATTTCAACCTTTAAAGCCACCATGACCACCGAAGATCGCATTTCCGGCGCGAGAGCCTATCTCGCCAAACTGCCTGCCGCCGTCGCTGGCCAAGGCGGACACCCCGCCACCTACCGTGCCGCCAGCATTCTGGCCAACGGCTTCGACCTTCCGTGGTCGGACGCCTGGGCGTTGCTTCAGGAGTTCAACGCCCGTTGCTCGCCCCCTTGGTCGGAGAAAGACCTGCGTCACAAGTTGAACGACGCCTACGTTAAGCCGCACGAACGCCAGAAGGGCTGGTTGGTCGCCGGCAAGGAACGCCGTGTCGGCGCGAACGGACGCTTCGTCTTCGACCCGAACCGTGTCGCCGAGCTGGTCGACGTGCAGACGCCTTTCACGACCGCCGACGTGCTTCTGAACTGCTTCAAGGACGAGGACGTCATCTGCATCACGAACGAGGCCGGCCAGACCGAAGACGGCAAATGGTTCCCGGCGTCGAAGGGCATCTTCCTGACCCGCGCCGAGTGGATCACCAAGTTCTTCGGCCCCGGAGCCGTGGGGGCTGCGAAGTTCGCCGGCACGGAGTCTGGGGCTTGGATTCGTATCAACCCCTTTACGCCCGACGACTTCACGGGTACGGACAGTTCGGTTTCGGCCTACCGCCACGTCTTGGTCGAGTTCGACAAGAAGGCCAAGGACGAGCAGATCGCCATCTTCCAGCAGTCCAACCTGCCCATCAGCCTGCTCGTCGACTCGGGCGGCAAGTCCGTTCACGCCTGGGTGCGCGTCGACGCCCAGAGCAAGGAGCAATGGGAGGAACGCCGTAATACGGTGTATGACTACCTTTCCGACCACGAACCCGACCCGCAGAACAAGAACCCTTCCCGCTGGAGCCGGCTGGGGGGTATCATGCGCGGCGAGAACGAGCAGAGAATAGTGGCGTTCAAGATTGGTTCGCTGGACTGGGACGAGTTCATGGCGTGGCGGGAAGGTCAGGACTTCCCCGAGGAGGTCACGACGGACGTCCTTGAGAACTACGACGTCCTGAACGACCCCAACACAGTCATCGGCCACGGACGCTGGTTGCAGAAGGGCGGCTCGCTGCTCATCACCGCACAGTCCGGCATCGGCAAGTCTTCCTTCGCCATGCAGATGGCCATGTCATGGGCTTGCGGACGTGAGTTGTTCGGCATCCCAGCGAAGCACCCGCTGAAGATGGGCGTCCTCCAGGCGGAGGGCGACGTCGGCGACATGGCCCAGTCCTTCCAAGGCGTCATGTCGGGCATGAGGCTCAACAACGACGAGAAGGCGATGGTCAGGCAGAACCTGCACTTCTTCAACGAGTCGTCGAAGCGCGGCTCGGATATCATCCAGCTCGCCCGTAAGATTATCGTCCGGCACAAGTTGGACGTCATCGTCCTCGACCCGCTGATGGCCTACATCGGCGGCAACATCAATGACAACGTCGACGTGACGAACTTCTGCCGTGGGCTGCTGGAGCCTATGCTGAAGGAGACGGGGTGCATCGCCATCCTGATTCACCACGAAGGCAAGCCGAAGGCCAAGGAGGTCACGGACGGCCAGACCTTCTCGGACATGATGTACAGCGGTACGGGCGGGGCGGAGTTGGTGAACTACGTCCGTGCCGTCCTGAACATCCGCCGGGAGTCGAAGGACTTGCCGGTCTTCTCGTTCAACCTGTCGAAGCGCGGCAAGGAAGCCGGGATGCGGACGCCCGACGGCAAGCCTACCCTTGTCCTGAAACTAAAGCACTCGGACGACCGGGTGTTCTGGGAGGTCGCCCCCTTGGCCGGCGGTTTCGAGCTGCTAAAGGTCGGCCAGCAGTATCGTCACTTTGAGTCCAAGCCCCGCCTGAGCCGGGGGGCTTTGCTGGAGGAACTGGTGGCGGATCACAAACTCCAGAGGGACCAGGCGGAAGCCCTCATTAAGGCTATGGTGACCAACGGCATCATCGAACCCCGCAAGGTGGGGGCGGCGTTGTACTACCAAGGCACCAAATACGACGCATGAGCATCGTGTCCACCCTGCACGTCCGTCCCATCGATTATCGGTTGGCGATGGATACCATCGTAAAGAATCATTATCTGCATAGGGAATGTTCCTGCTCGGCGGCGTTCGGCCTGTTCACGGACGAGAAGACCAACGACGATTTCTTCCAGCAAGGCCGGCTGGTCGGCGTGATCGTCTTCGGCAAGCCGTCTTCCTACACCCTTTGCAACGGCATCTGTGGCGACGACGAGAGCAAGAACGTCGTGGAGTTCAACCGCCTATGGGTGGAGGACTCGATGCCCAAGAACACGGAAAGCTTCTTCGTGGGCCAAGCCATTCGCCAATGCCCCTTTGAAATCATCGTGTCCTTTGCCGATTCCGAGCAGGGTCATGTGGGGTACATCTACCAAGCGACAAACTGGATTTATACGGGGGTCAGCCCCAAGATGAAGTACTTCAGGCCGAAGAACGCCTCGGACAACGCTGGCGGCACGGTCTACCGCCGGCGGGAACGCATGGCCAAGCAGGAGATCATCGAGCAGTTCGGAGAAGACATGGTCGAGGAATACTTCAGCAGCATGAAGTATCGGTACATCTACTTCAACTGTTCCAAGACCCGGAAGAAGGAACTGATGAAGAAGCTGAAGTACCCAGTCCTTCCTTACCCCAAAAAGACCCCCTAGCCGCCCCGTGGCGGGCTTTTCATGGTCAGGGGCGACTACTTACCCTTCCGAAGCCTAGAAAGGGCGTAGTCGACCAATTCAGGGCTGGCGTAAGCCGCCGCACCGGCGGCACCGAAGGCCATGCCCTCGGAGTTGAAGTACCCCTTGGTGGCCATGCCGACGAGGATGGCGGTCAGGCCGGCGGTGGCGGTGCGACGGGCGATGTACCCTAGGGTCTGCTTCTCGGTCGAGCAGAAGTAGCGGACGAGCCAAGACAAGGCTCCAATGGCGAACCCCATGCCCACGTCGCGCAGGCTAATCGGGATATCGTCCGGGGTGGGAGGGGGGATGGCAGCACTCACGAAATCTTGGGGGGCTTGGCGTTGGGGGCTAGGAGGACTCGACGGTAGTCCTGATCCCAGAGCATGGCGGCGAGGTCTTTGCCGGCGCGGTCGACTTGGGCTTCGCTGGCCTCTGGGAAATTTAGGTGGACCTGCTCATGGCACAAGACCTCCAACTGCCGCTTGGCACCGAGGCGGGGGTCGATTTCGATCAGCCCTTCGCCGATGGTAGCCTGACCCCAGGCTCTCTGGCGACCGAGCTTGACCCACTTGACCTTACTCTTTTGGCGGCGTTTCGTCATGGTCGTTGGAACGTACGGAATCCCGTACCTTATCGGCGAGCCACCAGAGGCCGAGGCCGGCGGCAATCAGCAGGGTGGCCCCGGCGATGTACTCAAAGTACGGGGAGTCGATGATGAAGGGGACGGAGCCGCAGAACGCCCCGCAGAGCAGGAGGGGGATGCCGATGCGGGGGCCGAGGAAGGCGGTGGTCAATGCACCGATGGCGGCGAGTCCCGCGCCGACGAGAGTCCACGTCTGGGCGGAGGCGTCCTTCTTGACCCGTTCGATTTCCTTCTGGAGTTCGGCGATACGGGCATCCTTCAGGCCGGAGACCCGCTTGGCTTCCGCCTGGTCGGCTTCTAGTTTATCCCACGCCTTGTTGACGGCGGTGGCGAGCTGGCGACCGAAGGCCATCTGCTTGGCGTAATCGACTTCGCTCCCCTTGGCTGCGCGAGCCTCGGCGAAGGCAATATCCGCAGGCGGGGGAGGGGGGAGGTACGATTGGGCTAGGCGGGACTCGGCGACGACCACCTTGGGCTTGTCGGCGTTACGCTCGATGGCGACGAGGGCGGCACCGACCCTGTGATCCGTCTTGTCCAAGTCCTTCCCGAGGGTGGCGACGACGTCAGGCTTGGTCGGCGCGTCCGGCTGCTTGGGCAGGGGGGCGTCGACGGGATTGGACGACTTGCACCCAGCCAACGCCACTAGGGCTATGACTAGGAGCCTTCGCATGATCAGCCTTCTCGGGTGAAGGTGGCCTTGTTATCGTCGCCCTTCTTGACCGTGACCTTGTCCTTATCGACTTCGACGGACATGGGTTCGGCCTTCTTGTCGAGACGGGCCACCAAGTCCTTGATGATGTCGACCTCGGGACGGTCAGGCTTCTCGGCCTTGTCGGCGGTGCCGACGATGCCTTGGAGCATGGCGATGAGGGCGGTGACGCCGCCGGCGACCAGGCCGATGACTGGCGCGTGGGACTCCGGGGGGAGGAAGGCCAGCGAGCCGACGCCGATCAGGACGAGGACCACGATGTAAAGGATGGCGTGTTTGCCGAGGTACTTGGACGCCGACTCCTTGGCGGTCTGGGCGGACTCCAGTTTACGCAGCTCGATTTCGGCGGCGAGGCGAACCTTGGCAAGTTCGGGGTCGTGGGGCCGAGGAGCGTTCATCGTCCCTTGAGAGCGTCGAGAGCGGCCTTGCCCTTGGCTTCCAGTTCGGAGGCTTTGGCGGAGTGCTTTCGCATGACGAGGACGCCCGTTACCAGGCCGGCGAGGAAGGAGAGGATTGCAAGGATCATAAGTTAAACAATTCGCATACCGATGCGGTAGTTCACGCCACCGATGGTGACGAGTAGGTCGTTGGTGTCAGAACCGCCGGTGTGGGCCACAATGCTGTCCAACGAGAACGCAGGGCCAGATGCGGTAGAGAGGGTGGTTCCCTTCACGTTGCCGACGACTTCTAGTTTAGAGGTAGAGGTGTAGCCAGTTGCTACGCCGACGCCGACGTTGCCGGAAGCGTCCACGACGAGCGCGGAAGTGTCAGGGGTAGTAGAGTCCTCAACAAGCAGAGCGTTGCCAGTTCCAAGCTGCGTAACCCGCAAGGCGGCATTAACAGTCCCAACAGTTGTCTGAATGATTTGCGGAGCAGTATAGGTGTTGGATGTGTTGGTATTCGCAACAGCCTTTTGCGTCCCTGCGGCGTCCTTGTAATTGATGTTGGTGGCAATCCAGATGTCCCCCGCAACAGAGGTTGTCGGAGCAGTCCCTACGCCAAGGTTGAGAGAAGCCGAGCCAGCCGTAGGTGCGGCCATGTTTACCTTCCCGGTGAATGTCACTCCAGCTTTTACCCAAGTCTGCGAAGCAACTGTTTCGAGTTGGTTCTCGCCGTTGCCGTAGACAAGGTAAGTCCCATTAAAACCGAAATCACCCCAGGCGATTGAGCCGCCTGAACCGGCGCCGAAGCGAATACGCATACGGTTCGCTGAATCTGTGCCAGCAACATCGAGATACCCATTCTCATCAAACAAAACCTCTGACTTGAAATTCACAAAGCCCGTGAAGATAGCACCAGAAAGTTCAGCGTATCCGTCGAGGATTGCTGTCGTCAGATAGCCCTGCGACGTTACCCAAGACTCCGTAGCGTA